ACTAGACGGTGTGGTTTGTTAACGGGCGGCGATGGCGGCGAGGGCGGCGAGGATATCATGTATATTCCACCCGATAAATTTGAATACATGCTCTCACAAGACACACATGGTCTCTCGGTATTCATTGGAGTTCTTGCAGATAAGACAACCCACGATATCAAGGGAGTATGTATCCTAACGCCAAGGATCATGATTTCTTTCAGTGGGACGAAAACGGATGATCCACATCAATCTGTATCTATTTATGTATGTGAACATCTGGCGTGGACCAAGTATATCACAAATGAACGTGAATCTCTCGAACTTCTTGAAACAACCGAATATATTCAGAAGAGTCGAGAGATTGCAGGGGAGCAAACCTTATATAGATACCGTGAAATCCCAAGATTTGTCATTCCATTCACGACAGTGTATACTTATATGTTTTATGGGATGAAACTGCCGTCGTCGCCCTCTGTTTCATCTCTCGGGAATGGAATAACACTCGTTCAAATCTCATCGGCGAACTTTGCTCTTTTTTATACCTTCGTAAATGAATGCACGAGAGATTTTCGATACAGTATATTCAATGAACTTACACAATTGCAATCTCTCGTTCAAGGAGGAATATACACGATCTATATGCTATTACTGAATCATATGCGCGTCGTGGCCGTTTATATCTTTGAACCGTCATGGTTGAAGGTTCGCCCGACGACCAAATGGAATACAAAAATGAAAACAAAGACGAATAAGACGATCGGAAATCGTATATCTTCCCTACATGATCATATCTCTCGAACATCTACTGCAGTCGTTAAATATTTGCCACCGGTCACGCGTCCAATATATGATGCGTTTGGGAAACGGGTAAACCGATCCACGACGGCGACGGCGACGGATGATAAGAGTCGTCGACATTCTCGTAATGACGAACGACAAGACATTCTGCTTTTAAAATCATCTATTCGACATAAACTACTATGCGACTGTGATGTTTTTGTTCGCGGGTTTATTGCGGCCGCGTCGTCTATACCCTCCACGTCCGGAATATCAACCGATACGATTGTTGTTTCTATTGATACAATCGCGCATAATTATCAGATCATCGATGCACTTATGACGGGAACATCATCGTTTCATTTTTTATCAAAAGATAAATGGTATTACATTCTATATAATGCCATTATACATCAAGAAATTCTATGCAAGGATCTTCTAATGATTTAGCGATGATAGAGACGACTACTCGTCTGTGAAAGACGACGTCCTCCAAACATACTGAATGCGCCGCCGCCTGCACGACCGCCACTGCCGGAAGCTGTGCGCGTAAATGTATCTACGATGAATATGATAAATACGCCTAAAAAACAATACAAGACGAGTTCTTCAATGACATGTCCGGTTTTTTCATCCTTCTTATCTTCCAACATATGAATAATGTAATTAAGTTTTTCAATGAGCGCCGCATTGGTTCCAGACATGGTTGTCGCATTTCCACTATTGGATAATTGACCCGCGAGTGATTCCGCATAAGGAACAAACTGCTCATAGTATTGCGATGCATATGTGCTCGTTTTTCCGTTAGAACTGCTAAATGGATCTGTTTGTGGTGATGATGAATGTTGAACTGCCCCGTCTTTCTTTGGTGCACTAGCAATACCTGTAAGTTTCTCAAAATAAGGCGAATGGGGATGGGAAGGTGCCGATGAATTCATTCCTTCCAATAAAGTGGATGAATAAGAAGAACCCGGATTTAGGGAATTCATTTGAGTCGTTTTACGGACAATTGTTTCTGGTCCTATTGCCGATGACGTATTGCTAGATCCACTTCGAACAATCCCAGATTGAGTTATGTTCGATGCATACACCCCCATACCTTGCGCCGGATACGATGGTAAAATATTGTCGCTATCTATGTCTTCTTCACTATCTTCACCACCTTTACGATGAATGTTTTCAATATACTCCTTGATTTGCTTGATTTTTTTACCCGATTGTTGAATAACGCCATCATTATTTCCATTTTCGTTTGTTATACCGGATATTGCGCCATTTGGCGACTGCAATAATCCTCTTTCAGGCGTAATATCTGTGGTTCGCGGTATCTTTAGGGTTCGATTTCCATTATTGGATGCGTTTCTTCGATTATATATCTTTCCATTTCCATTTCCATTTCGTGAACTATCATTATTACTTTCGGTGTATTCCGAAAAACCTAAAGATGTCATATTCTCCTATAAAAAAATGAGATTTTAATTCGGAGGAGATTGTCCTGGTTATATACGAAAAATATATTTGTTATGTATATAAGACGAAAATGGTGAAATTAAATCAAGGACTCACTTTAGGTGTTTTATTGGTGGTGATCGTTGTTATGATTCTTAAACCCAACCTTCTTGGGTTTTTATACAATAACGTTTTAGGTAAACTTATCTTTGTTGCCGCCATCGTGTTTCTCTCGTTGAAGCATACTGCGGCAGGTTTACTAGCCGTCGTTTTTGTTGCGATTATTGCATCAATGAGCGGATATTATGGGTTTGAAGGTTTTGATCCCGAAATGGAGGGGGGTGATGCGACACCGACAACCGGGGACGAGGAGGATAATGAGAAGAAGAAGGCGAAGATGACAGAAGGTTATGATCAAAAAAAGAAGAAGGAAGGACTAAAAACATGTGAAGGCGACGACTGTGATAAGGATAAGAAGTCATCGTAAATCTTAACCCTATAACGAATAAGTATATACGTATTCGTATATACGTATTGAATTATATCTAGTATAATACTAGTAGAATGGAACTTCAGTATTATATAGAGTATATTATTTCGTGGATATATCATAACGTCATAAATACGGGCGCAACATTTGCGATTGTGCGAATTTTGATAATTGTCGGTTTAGTCTCACTATTGGTCTATCAGCAATATATTTTGTTCGTATTATTATGTATTGTCGTAATATCTGCCGAATTTCTTATTCTAGATGAGAAACCATCATCGAACGCTATAAAAAACATGTTTTCATTTGAAATTGGTGCGATAACTTCATCAAACCGAGAACATAAAATCGTAGATAAAGACGAACTCACAACTGGTGTGGCGTTGACACGTGAAGGGTTTTCACTCGGATTGCCGAAAATCATTAAAGGGGATGATTCTGGAATAGAATATCAACGATCGAATAAATTCATCGAAGAAGACAGTCGTGATTTCACGGACAAATACTTCAGTAGCAAACAATGTTCTATTGGAAGTGGGGTTGGTGGGATTACCATGTTTGGCAGTAATGAATTGATAGGTGATAAGCGTAATGCACAGATTAATATGGTATATGATTTCGCTGGTAACTGGACTTCCAATGACCCAACAGTTGTTAGTGACCCTGAGAAACGTTTTAAATATTTCAATGACTGCGTATTTGAACCAATCAAAAGAAACGACTTTCGTCAATTAAAAAAGGATCTGTTTGAAAATATCATGACATCCGTCATCGATATTGGTAAATGTTTTAACCGCTTTGATGTGAATACATTACTGAATACTGAATCAGATATCGCACTCGATTATAGTAAACGTATATCATTATCCGATAAAAAGGAAGGTGACCAAAAAGTAAGCGACGTTGCATACGTTTCGATTATTCAAGGCAATACAAATGCAAAGAAACTTGAGAATATACAAGCATTGAATGCGGGACCAAGTGGAGATAACGCTAGTGATATTACATATGCCGCATTGATGAAGAAAACAAACGAACGAAGTGATGGTATTTATAATAATGCTGCAGTTCGACAACGCGCCATTGATGTCTACGGCAAAGCATTCGGTTATCGCAAACGAATCGACGAAATATTAGCCAGAATGCGCGAAGAAACGAAAAATGACGCGTCAAAACTATATACCGTTCGTGTCAATGAAAATGTGATTAAGGAATTGCGACAGATCTTCGCATATTTAGCGCTGATAAAAGGGTGTAATTCGATTATAATGTTTCAAACGACGCAAACCAATATTGACGAACTAATGCAAATCACACCTACTCCTACGACCTTAGAACCGATTCGTGTAAAAACTACGAACAGTAAGGGTGAAGCATGGATGATTTCAGGCGTCAATAATATCTATCGTATTCCACTCGATGACGATTCCTACAATACCAATGATGAAAAGAGATACTTTTACGGAATTACTTATTATTTTGATAAAATGACAAGTGAAAAACGTTATACTCCATAAAATAATTATTACAATAGTATAAGAGGTATAGTAACTACATAATTAACGTCATGAAACCACGAACGATTGGAATTTTATTACTGATGACATGTATTCTTCTTATTACATCTGCATTTGGTGCATATAAAGACGGACCAAGTCATGAGAAAGGATCGAACAAACCAAAAAAAGCAACGGTGATTTCATCACGTGAATCATCTAAAGAAATTGTCGGAGCGTCGGGCGCTGGAACATCGTATAAACAAAGTCAGACTCATTTGGATATTTCCGAAAAGGCGGACGGACCTCACGTGAAGGATGGACCAAATCCGTACCGCGGAAAAGGCGGAGGGTATGATTTACGCGATATGTATGACAGTGACGATGAGACAGACAATGATTCCGACGACAGCGACGACGACAACAACCAGAATCAGAGTGAATTTAAACGAAAAATAAAATATGTTAAAAAAATGTTTGAAGAGATATTTAGTAAATGGAAAATGCAAGAGTCTGTCATGGCCCCAACGAGTATAGAAGAACAGTTAGATAATCCGATGGATCAGGAAGGATTTAAAATTCGCGAGAAGTTCAAGAAGGGTGCGCGTCAGGGAATGCGAAAACTGAAAAACGCATTTCGTGGACGATTTCGCAGTGGTGATTGATAAATAATCTATCATAATAATAGTAGTATATTATTATTGTGATACCATACCATACTATACATGTCAAAAAGAAATCGTAGTAATCGTAATCGTAGTAATCGTAATCGAGGGGTGTCGGCGTCAAACATGCAACAACTTCCAACAAATGCATCAAATGCTTCAATGCCGAAACAGGTTGGAGGCGCGCCAGGTTCAATCGCGTCTTCACCGTTGATCCCGCCTATCACCCTGAAATCATTCACCGACTTATTTTCTGGAAAAACGAACTTTTTCACATTACAGTCGCCTGCCAATAATATAATGAATTCTCGGGTTTTGACTACAATGCACAACTTTTTTCACAACCTGAATACCAGCACATTTTTTGCAGGTTTTGTTATGCTTGTTCTGAATATTGGAGCGCGTTATATTAATCTCGACTTGAATTCTTCTACGGAGTCATGGATTAAATACTTGATGAGTAAAGAGGTTCTTGTATTTGCTGTAAGTTGGATGGGCACACGTAGTATTTATTATGCACTCGTAATTACTGCATGCTTTACCGTGGTAGTTGACCATCTTATGAACATCGACAGTCGGTATTGTGTGATTCCTTCAAAATTTAGAGACTTGCATACAATGGCGCCAGAAAAGCGCGGACCAGAAAAGAATGTATCTGATTTAGAGATCAGTAATGCGCTTCATACACTAGAGAAGGCGAAGAAAGAAAAAGAGGAAACAGACCATTTAGAACTCGTGAAGTATCACCAATTATTTAAAGATGACACGTTTGAGTCGTCACAACCAGCGAAGGTCGGTAGTGGCGCGAAATAACGTATATCATTATGCCAAATGTATCGGTCAAATTATGAAAGAAAAATAGAATGAGTATATAGTTATTATACGCATTCTATTAAAAAGTATAGTATGCAAGCACAGGTAATACCTCCACCTCCAATACCTCCTCCAACAATACAAGAATTATCACCTATACCTATAGGTACAACTAAATCATTAATAGATGATCCATATGCTCAAAATGCTCCAAATACAATAGCAGCAGCAGCAGCAGCAGCAGCAGCAGCAGCAGCAGCAGTAGCAGTAGCAACTGCCAATGTAGAAGGAGGAGAAGGAGTATCATCACCAGAATCAGCAGCATCAGAATCAGCGCCACCATATATCGTAATTACTGGACTTAAAGCAAGTATTGATTCGAGTATTGATCAATATGTGAAAGAACTAATCGATCGTGTAACATTGAAAGAACTGCCAGTGAATAAACAAAATGCGAACGCCAAATCCAATAACAACGCCAACGCCGATAACAAATATAAACTTGCAGACGGGGATTATCCAAAAATGCAGGTGGATTTATACGAACAAATGGTATTTCATCGTTCATCTTCGATCAATCTGAAACCGTTGCAAATATTAGTGCCGACTCGATACAAAATCAATCATAAAAAGATTATCCAATATTTAGACGATAAGGCGTCTGACGAAAATACACAAGCGCTAGTTACTGATGTAATTAAAGAATATGGCAATAATAATAATAGTTTGTTCTATCAACATACCATCTCAGGTAAGTCAAATAGTTCTGGATTAGATTTGGATGAAAAAAAAAGAAATTTAATCAAATCGCGAATCGATAAATGGCACAACGATTACGCTGGGTGGATATTTTACGATAACGCAAGCACATTTTTTATTCAAAATCGCGATATTCCTCGCGATGAGTTGATTACATTGAAAATAGAACTCGATGGTATATTTAATCCTCCTCCGACTACTCTTC